AAAGTGACCATAAGCTCTCCTGAATCAGGAGAGCAGATTACCCCCTGGATCTGATTTCAGGCGTTGGGTGTGGATCACTATTGCACCGTTCGTGACAGTAATAAAGAAAACCCGCCTGTTGGCGGGTTTATAAAGAATTATGGCGCTTGTTGAGGAAGTCACTCCTCTTACGCACTTTGTTTTGCCATGCCGGCAGTTAGCTTCTGCCTTTGACTATTCATGCGGCAACCCCGCATTTCGCCACAATGGGCAATTCACTTTTATGGAATAAACTGGCCGTTGTGTCGATTTAATTAGCATGGCCTTACCATGCTAATTTATTCAACTTGTACAATCCTACAAATCTATCCACTCAGGCTTACACCGTCTTCGTTATTGTAGAAATGAGGATCATCAGCGTTGAATCAGCTTAGAGCAACGACATTTGCTGCTGCTGGGCCTTTAGCCCCATTCTCGATAGAGAATTCGACCTGCTGGCCTTCTTCCAAAGTGCGGAAATTATTACTCTGAATTGCCGAAAAATGTACAAAAACATCTTTACTGCCATCAGCAGGAGAAATAAAGCCAAAGCCTTTATCAGAGTTAAACCATTTTACTAAACCAGTCATTTTATTAGACATAGATATTACCTTCTTAATTTTGTGAGCCACATAGTGCGGCGAGAATTTGATCTGTATAGATTGGGACTTACTTAGGCACTTAAGGAGGAGACTCACGAAGAAGGGAAATCAGAAGATAACACTGAACTGAGACTGCTTTACTAAAACTGCTTACATAAGGTCTGTCTTGCAAACCAACGATGCTATTAACGCATACCCCTTCTTTTCATGCAACCTTTATTTTTCAAAGATAACTAATTTTTGTCACCATTGGTTTAGTAAACGTTAACGAACCAGACGATGCCAGACACCTTTACAGAGAACAGATGCCCGCCAATTGGCGGGCATCATTATGCGCATTTCGCAATATCTTTGCGGCGTTTAATCAGTTTCTCCGCAATTTGCTCTATTTCGTTGAAATCTTTCGAGACGCTGTTTCGAAGCGCCAGATTCCATTTACTCAAAGTTCGGGCATTTTGGACAATTTGATCGCCCTCTTTAAGTCTTCCGTTATTCATGAGCCATTCAGCCACATCAGCCCAATCCCAGAGAGGAGACTGGCCTTTTATGCGTTGTACAGGGCAAGGGAAGTCGCCGCTTCCGCGCTTACCGTCTTTGAGCAACGCCACTGCCTGGCGAGACAGGTCTGTCAGTTCCGCGATATCGCTTAAGCCCACAAGAGCCGAGTCGACGGATTCAACAATTGCACCGATACCGGCTGATTCAATATTGTCGACCGCAGATGCGATAGCTGCATCAAGTGATTGTGCTTCGCGGTCAAATTCTACATAGACGGAGTTTCCATATGCGCAAATTAGCGCATCGTCACAGCCGTTTTGGTACAGCGCGTCTTCCAGTCCTTCCGTCTCATACGATACGCCTGAGAGCGTCAGAGTGAAGTTATAAAGCGCCATAGTTTTCCTTTGAAGATAGTTGGACAGTTTCTGCAAAAGGCGGCTAATGCCGCCTTGAAATCATTTACAACGATCAACCATTCGTTTGATCTGTTTGGCATGGTTTTCGGGATTACCCGGAGTCGACCATACGCTCATTTGGTGAGTTTTGTGTTCACCTTCTGGATTACCGCATCGCAGTCTGCAAAAACAATGTGCAGCACCACCAGCTGCTACCCAGATCCAGCCTTTACTTAATGCATAGTCAATGGCTGCTTGAATATGCTTATTCGGATGTTGCTTCATTCGCCTCCGATAATAGTATTCTATTCACAGTGTTGACATCTGTCAACGGCGACTGAATTTCATCCGTTCATGCCACACCCCCATCCATCTCATGTATGTGACCTAAAGATGGTCAGCACAGCTTACCAAAATAAGACAACTAATTATCTTCGGTGATCTCAATATTTTCCCCTGAACAAAGTTGACATGACGCCATAAACCCGTTCTCTGTTTGATATAATTGATACAGATTTTATAAGTAGGAACCTATTAGAGTGAACACTGATATTTTTTCTAAAATCATGGCCGATCTGGAGTTCGACCGCGACAACCTTGAGGAAGTATGGCGTAAACAGCCACGGCTTTTAATGGAGTATGGGTCAAAACTAGCGCAGGCAGATCGAGATGTCGCAGAGGCAAAACTTAACCTTGAAGCTGTTGAAGCAAAGCTATACGACACAGAGCGTAAGAACTTGAGTATGAACGGCATTAAGTTCAACGAGTCTGTACTGGACGCTAAGGTTAAAACAAACCCACAGTATCTGTCTAAACGGCAGAAGTTGGATGAAGCACGGCACATCGCAGACATATACAAACATGCTGTCGCCGCCTTTTCGCATCGCCGAGACATGATCGTTCAGGCGTCAAAGATGGCCATCGTTGAATTAGAGCGATTAGGCTCTGAACGCTTTATTACTCCCCGTTGATTTTTGATAGATAATAAGTAAGTACTGATCTATCATTTAACAGCTCGAAAGAGCCACGAATGAACGAAAGCCCAACGCGCATAGCGCCATCGGCCAAATCACAACAAGGAGAAACACATGTCTAAGACATTACTTGATTTGCTTAACAAAACTCGTGAAGACATTGCCGCCAAACGTGGCAACAACGTTGATCTGACTCGCTTAAAAGACGGCGTCAACTATATCCGCATCTTCCCGAATAAAGACGACCCAAACGGTAAGTTCTTCCAGACTTTCGGTATGCACTACGTTAAGTATCAGAACGAGGAAGGTAAAGAAGCAACCAACGCTTATATTTGTGAGCAACATACTCACGGTCGCGCTTGTCAGCTATGCGAAATGGTTATGGAAGGTCGCGCTCGTCACAAGGGTAACAAAGCAATGGAAGAACGCATCGGTCAAATGCGTGCCACTCCTCGCTACCTGGTCAACGGCATTCTTTCTGCTCGTGAGGATTTCGCAGATGCTGAGAAATGCCAGTTAATCGAGCTGCCGTCTACTGTATTCGATGATATCTGCAAAGCAATCACCGAAGACATCGCTGATGATATCGGCAATCCACTGAGCAAAGAGGAAGGCTACGCATTCCTGATTAAACGTACTGGCTCTGGTCGCGATACCAAATATGACGTCTCGCCTAAGCGTAAAGTCTACAAAGGCGATATCGAAGATAAATTCTGGAACACCCAGCATGATCTGATCGCATACGCAAATCAGGCTGATGAAACTCGTCTTCTGTCGACAGTTCGCACTATGGGTCGTCTGATTGGCATCGCTGCACCAACTGCCGCAGCATCTGCACCAGCAATTTCCTCAACCGCGAAAACATCGGCTGCGGCACTACCTGGATTTGGCTCTGTCACTGGTCATACGGAGGGTGCGACTGCTGTAGCAACCGCTCACACCCCAGCTTCTGAACCAACCAGTCTGGTTGATGAAGAAATCCTCCGTGCCGTTGAAACTGAATTTAAACCAGAAGCAAGTTCCGCTGCCGTTGCCGTATCAGTCAAAGAGTCTGAAGCAGTCGCAGCGACATCTGTAGCAACCGCATCTGCGACGGAAGATGAAGGTCTGGATGACCTACTGAGAGAGCTGGACTCTCTGTAATCCCATTACGTGACCAGTAAGGCGTCTACGGACGCCTTACTTTTTGGAAGGAATGTACCGGTGAATTATCTCTTCGTAGATGGCAATAGCCTGGGTTATTACCACCAACAATCTGACAAATTGCACAACGGCGAAATGGAAGTACAGGCTGCTTTCGGCTTTGTTAAGAACGTCCGTCGTTATGCCTCCATCCTCCATGCCCGACCTATGATTCTTTGGGATGGATTTAGTGACAAGCGTCGCGACTTTTACCCGGACTACAAAGCAAATCGCGACGACGATCCTGATATGAAAAAGATGAAGGAAGGCTTTGCTGTCCAGAAGCCATACATCCTCAAAATGATGACCGCGCTTGGTGTTAACCAAATCATTGCAAAAGATGCAGAAGCGGATGATCTGGCCGGGCTGCTGGTATCCCGCATGGCACCGCAGCCAACCGTTGAACACATCTATCTGTTAACAGGCGATAGCGACTGGCTTCAGTTAGTTCGTGAAAACGTAAGCTGGGTAAGCCTGCGTGAAGACGCCAAAAACAAGCAGGTTAATTTTGAGCAATTTGCGGAGCTGACAGGATTCGCCACGCCTCGCGCATTTTTGGAAGCAAAAGCATTACAAGGCGATAACTCGGACAACATTAGCGGTGTTGGAGGCATTGGTGCTGGCGGTGCGAAAGAGCTGCTGCATGAATGGGGAAGTGTCGCAACGATGGTACGCGGCATCAACGACGGCTCAATCGTGGTTAATAAAGGGCGTCATAAGACCGCCTTCAACAAACTAGCGAAGAATGCCTTCAACGAGAAAACAGGCTGTCGAATGCTCGAAGCGTTCAAGAGAAACATCACGCTAATGAACCTGATTGAGACGAAGTTTCCGCCTACCGAAATCGAAACAATCAAAGGCAATCGTGACGTGAAAGCATTCGAGCAAATGTGCTACGAGCTGAATTTCCGTTCGTTCCTTGAAGACCTTGAAGTGTTTGTTCTTCCATTCGAAAGGTATTGCTAATGCTTAAATCGATTATCAATGGCGCTACAACCACCCCTGCCCAACTAGCAAAAGAGATTGTCTTTTATCACGGTGAGTACGCTGTCATCGCACTGCCGTCAATTCTAGGCGCTGCCGGAATGAAAGCGACAGATCGCGAGTTTGGATTAGTCAGCGAGCAGGTCGTAAAAATCCTCGCTCGTGTATCCAGACTCCTTAACCACGATGCGATTGTATTCGATGAATCCGCCGCTTTAAAACGAATCAACGAAACAAAAGGAGCCTGATCATGGCAAAAGGAAAATCCGCACTGGCACTTGCTCTGAAAAAGAAAATCGGTAGCAACGACGAAATTCAGAAAGTAACTCATTGGATTGATACAGGCTTTCCACCGTTAAACAAAGCTATTTCTGGTCGTTACGATGGCGGCTTCCCATGTGGTCGTATCGTCGAAGTATTCGGTCCTCCAAGTGCAGGGAAAACGTTCCTTGCAACAGCAGCGATGATCTCCGCTCAAAAACAAGATGGTCTGGCGGTATTCCTCGATCATGAAAACAGTTTTGACGTTGGCCTGGCTGTCGCCAATGGCCTGAACGCAGATGAGGATGACGGTCAGTGGGTATACAAGCAGCCAGATACCTTCGAAGACTCTGTAGAGTTGATCGGCACAATACTTAAATTGGTTCGTGATGAAGAGCTTATCCCCGAATCAGCACCAATCTGTATCGTGGCTGACTCTCTTGCGTCTATGGTTCCGAACTCCAAAGCCGAGAAGTTCGAAAAGATGGCTGAAGGCACTGCCAAAGACAAAGATCAGCTAAACATGAACGACAATACGGCACTGGCTCGTGCGACGAGTGCGAACTTCCCTACTCTGGCTTTGTGGGCACGCAAATACAACGCCTGCATCATCTTCTTGAATCAGGTTCGCACAAAAATCGGTGTAATGTTTGGCGACCCTACTACGTCGCCAGGTGGAGATTCACCGAAGTTCTACGCTTCTGTACGTATCCGTCTTGGTGCATCGGTGATGAAGGATGGTAAAGAGAAGATCGGCCAGGACGTAGGCGCAGAATGCATCAAAAACAAAGTTGCACCACCGTATGGCAAATGCACCTGGAAATTCTACTTCGATCCTACTCGTGGCCTCGACGTTATCGAATCGCTCGTCGAGTACATGCTGGAAGAAGGATACCTGCCAAAGAACGCCAGCGGGCGAGTTGAAATTGGTGACAAGAAATACACCAAATCGCAGATCGTCGAGATGTATCGGGAGAAGCCACTGGCTGAAATCATTGCGGCTTTGCAGGCAATCGACGACCGAAGAGCAAAAGACAACCCCACCGAGTCAGTAGAAGAGTAAACACAAGGCGTCCACAGGACGCCTTTTTTATCTCTTGAAAATATATAAGCACTTACTTATTATTTTCGCATAACAACCACATAGGAAAACACATGATCAAAATCTATCTATTGGCAGTAGCCACAGGCCTTTCAGTGGCTCTCATCTACGGTTTACTGGTTCCGTCGCTGATTTCTACCAAGAGTGATTTAGCCGTCATGTTTGGAGTTATCGTTGGTTTTGGTGCTCCTGTAATCGGTCTTATTGCTGGTCGTAAGTTTATCAACTCACTAATCAAAGCAAAGGGGAAATAAGTAATGAAGAAAGGTTTACTTGCAGTTGCTCTGGCGGCTATTTGCACAATGGGTCTTACTGGCTGTGATCGCGTGGAGCCTGGATACGTTGGCATCAAAGTAAACAAATTAGGTGAAGACAAAGGGATTGGTGAAGTGGTTGGCGTTGGTCGCCAATGGACAGGTCTTAACACCGAACTTTACGTATTCCCGACCTTCAAACAAATGAAGACCTACGACGAGCCGTTCACATTCCAGATGAGTGACGGTACTGCTATTGGTCACAAAATTGGCGTTGCGTATCTGGTTAATCGTGACAAGGTAACGACGGTGTTCCAGACCTATCGCAAAGGCGTAGACGATATCACCGAATCAGATCTGCGTCAGAAAATTGCCGACTCTCTAAACCGTTTGGCCAGCCGTATGACCACTGACTCATTTATCGACGGTGGTAAGGCACAATTGCTGGACAACGCACTGAAAGATATTCAGAAAGAGATGTCTCCGGTTGGTATTGAGGTACTGAGCCTGTCATGGGTTGGAAAGCCTGATTACCCAAAAACTGTCATTGAATCTATTAACGCCAAAGTAACGGCTAACCAGCGTACTCTGCAACGTCAGCAGGAAGTTGAACAACGTAAAGCTGAGGCGAATATGCTACGTGAACAGGCTAATGGTGAAGCTGATGCTATCCGTGCTCGTGCGCAAGCAGAAGCAGACGCCATTCGTCTGCGCGGTGAAGCTCTGCGTCAAAACCCGAACGTTATGGAACTGGAAGCCATCAATAAATGGAATGGCCAGTTACCGCAGTACATGACTCAAGGGGCTAACACTCCTTTCATTACAGTGAAATAACTCCCCTAAAAAGTTCAGGCGTCCAGTTGGACGCCTTTTTTATCGCAATTATCTTATTAAGAAAACAATTTGTTTAAAAGGATAAGAAAACATGACAGCTATTAAGAAACTCTACGATGCCGCAAACGTGGCTCTGGATGTTATTGATGATGAAGTAGCAAAAGGCTTTCCTGAACCTGATTGGGCGCATCAGCTACGAAACGCTATCGCAGAAATGACCCCACCAGATCCAACCCCCGACGAGACAGACTGGCAGCGATTCATCCGTATGTACGCTCAGGAAATAGGTCCAACGCCAACGGCAGAGCAGGCAATGCTGCTGAAATACTTCAAAGAGGCGGGAGAGGATTTACCAATTGATGACTCAGCATATTGGTTCCACTGCGCATGGCGTAAGTATGACGTGATATTCACACAAGGCATGGGAAGCAAAGATATGGTTGTGTGGCATCTACTCCATATAGACACAGCCGTTGACAGAGTTATTGAACAGTTTTTCCCTAAACAAGAAGATTGATCGCCTATTCATAACTAACAAAATAAGTAAACACTAACCACAAAAGGAAAAACACATGAGAGTTTTAGTTCGAATCGTTACCAGCACTGTCTATGACGTGTTTCCGCTTTTTATGGTCAAAGCCGATGGCCTTAACGACGAAGAAACTGACGCGCTGATCCAGCGTATTCTCGTTGAATATACAGGTCATGACGCTGATTCAGTGATGGTTGATGATGATGGTGTTTGTTGGCATAACGGCAACTGTTGGTACGTAGAAGAGACTCAACAAATCAGTGATGAAGATGCCGAACATCTTGAGCGTATTTTAAGCATCAGCACTTTTGAGTGAGTTTACAGTAAAATTTATATAAGTTAGTATCTACCTATCATGAAGATTTTTATTGAATACTTGTTACTCATCGTTTCAATAGCTTTTGTCATCGACTGCATTTTCACTGGTGTCATTCGTAAAGTCTTTTCCCCGGTGCACGACGTAGTCATAAACGCTTTGGCTATCGTGCTCGTATTTAATTCAGCATTTGATGTAATCAAAGAGGTGGCAGCATGAAGGCCATCCCATTCGCGCTGTTGTTCCTTTCTTCGATCGTTGTGGCCGACACCACTGTTTATCAGTGTGAAATGTCTGTAGCCGACGTTAAGAATGGCGCTCTTACCGACGTCATAAAAGCACCATATGGAGCGATGGTCGTAGACAGCGGCGACCAGTTCTATGTTGTGCGTGACGATCGAGTGTTGTCATCCCCATATCTCACAAATCGTAATGGCAAATTAACCGGCGTCGGAGAAGACCACTTCGTATACAACAAATACAAGGGCTTCTATGGCGTTCACGCTTCTCAGCAAAGCTACCTTTTCGATGACTGCAAGGAGGTTGGATAATGGCATTAACACTGGCAGGTCTGGAAATCGAGAAAACAAGCGGCTACTGGCGTGCTAAGGGTTTCAAGCAGCCTGGCATTCTTGAGCGTCTGGAACGTGAAGATGGGTATATCGTCCACCAGCGGCGTGAATGGCGTATGTACGATCCAGAAACAGGAAAACTGACTACAAAAGCCGGAACACTTTGGGGTCTGTTGAAGAAAATACACTAATAGCACCAACCACTGCGGTGAGTAGTCTACTCACCGCATTCGTATCCAGCTCATTATCCACTGTAGTCAGTAACAAAACCTTCCTACATATCTGCTAACCACTGTAGCGAGTAGACAGCCTTTCATTCGCATCAAACAACCACTATGGTGAGTATTGGAGTGAGATGTCCAGCGGGTATCCACTATGGTGAGTAAGCCTTTGCTGTTTTCAGTGGATATCCACTCGCCACAGTGGATACGCTCAAAGATGAGGGCGACAACAACCACTATAGACAGTAAATTTTCCAAGATACCCAGTGACCACTAACCTCGCAGCCCTTGTTTCATCAGTGTTAGTGATCACTAACATTTAATTCAGTATTTGCATTCTACTGCCTACAGTGGTTATCAACAGATAACGATACTCACTATAGTGGATAGCGAATTACAGATATAAGTAAGGCTCACTACAGTGGATAGTGAGCCTTACTACTAACTACAGTGGTTGGGCTATTTGCGAGTCTTTGCCTTGCGCAACTCTTCGAGAAGCGCCAGTTCTTCTTTACTCAACATGACCATTTTGCCTTCTTTTTCGTCAGGCACAACGTCGATAATGTCATCTTGATTCTCATCTGGGAGGCTATATTCCGTCTCATCATTATCGATTTTTGTTGATATTTGTGCCTGGCGTAACTTTGGCCGCCTATAGTGGATGACGAAGTAGACCGAGTTTCCGCGCTTAACTTCCGTGTAATCGAGATATCCTATCTCTCGCAGCTGTTCCATAGCCTTTCTTACCGTCGCATTCTGAGTAATAGTGCGACTTGTCAGATTAAGTCTGGCGCGTAAACGGGCTAGTGATATTGGTGCCGGATCAGGCGGCAAACTTTCAATAAAAGTATAAAGCGCCTGAGCGGATTCTTTTCTTGAGAGTTCGTTTATAGCCCGGAGTTGCAGAAGAACCTTTTTGTCGAACTGGTAGAGTTCGAAAATCTTGGGATCTGCTTTCAGTTCGACCGTATCGTGCTTGACACTATATTTTGCCGTTTGCACAAGATGCGTTACGTAAAACTCATCAGAGCCTTTGCTACGGAACGAGATGGTATTTGTGGCAATACGGCTTAGCGAACTGTCCAGGCGTTTGCGTAACTTCGCTGATGACCTGGCGGTCGGAATGCCACACAGCCTTACAAACTCAACGAACGGCAACGTGACAGTATCGCCAACGACCTTGTGTTTGGCAAACGCGTGGATTATTCCCACCCACGTTTTAAAGTCGTTATCCATATCAAGCCGAAGGCCAGAGATCCTTATGTCTTCGTACCCTTCGGCTTTTGCCAGAGACAGCTGTTTGAGTTCAGCAGAGGCATCCATAGAGACCATTTGCCCCTTTCTTCCTCTGGATGTCGATTTCAGCGTCGGAACGAAGAGGCCCAGACGCATCAAAGCAACAGGCTGAACAGTGTTATTAGTGTTAGGAACCAACGTAACAACTTCGCCTGTCTTTTTATCTGTTTCTGAAAATGCTTCAACGATCGCTATGTTTTTATTGCCGTTTTCGCTCATTCCAAATGTCTCTTGTTATTCGACGGCTTTGGTGGCCTTTGCTGATTACAGTGGATAGTAGCACTCATCACAGCGGTTATCCTACCGTCTATAGTGGTTTTTCTCCTCTCTATAGTGGTTGCTTTGCTCCCTATAGTGGATTATTCGCTCTCTATAGTGGATATCGATCATGTCTGAAGGCAGATGGCACAACGGTTTGAGGTGGGCGGGGATCTTATTGGGTCTTTATGGGTCTCTTTGGTTCTCTTTGTGATCTGAATTACTGGATCGGGCCTGTGGATAAAAATCAGAGAATTTCAAGAACAGGTAACTCTACTCTTCTGTGGATATTTAAGGACATAAGAATCATGACTAAGAGTAGAGTTTAAAATATATCTATGTATATCAGTATGTTAATGAAGAATTAAGTCATTAAGTTATCCATAAAAGACAATGTGCTCTACTCTCTACAGTGGATATATACAGCTCTCCAGAGTGGTTGTTTTACTCTTCATAGCGGTTATTCAGCTCTCTACAGAGGTTTCTTTGCTCTCCATAGTGGATGGCAACACCCTTTCAGACCAGTAACCGCAACGGCTAGAGGCGATCGGGGATCTCTTTGGATCTTCTATTTGATCTTACTTGGGATCTCTTATTTGGATCTATCCAGTGGATAACTGGGATAAGTAAAACAGGCAAATGCAGATTAAGGTATGCCTAATGAGTTATCGTAGCATCGGCCAATAACTACTGAAAAAACGATTATGGATCTAAAACGCACGCGCTGGGTTCGTCGTCTTGAGGACGGCTCCTACACTATCGAATCAAATTCCAACCTGAATAAGCAGAAGTTACTTTGTGATATCTGCGGTATAGCGGCGAAGTGCCCGATCTACGAAACCAGAATTAAACTTGATAAGGCTGGTGTGAACTTTCATTTGAATAGTTGTATCAGGTACGTTCCATTGCTCGCATTTCGTAAACCGATCATCGGATTGGATGCGCCCTACTTCAACACACTCCGTTCAGGGGTAACGTGGCGAGATCGTTTATCACCAGACAAGCTGATTTGCCTCGTATCCGCAGACACAGGGAAAATCATCCGTTTTGGGAAAGTAGACAAGGTTTACTCAGGCCCAGTTGACGAGATGTTGCGGAAACACAGCCGGTTTAATCACCTCTGCATGGGTGGTGAGAAAATCGAGAAGGTTGAAGAAGTGATCCGCAAATCCTACGGACACTTCCTGACCAAAGATAGCCTGCTCACTGCAATCTACATCAGACATGTAAAACGTGAGTTCGACCTTGAATACCATAGCGAAGAAGAACTGAACCTTGTCGATCCACGTCCTAAAGCTGGCGTCATAAGCATAAATGCAGCGCGTAAAAAGCCCACTGACGCGCTGTAACCCTCCAGATCGTATATTGGCGTAGATAGAATCTACGCCCCCCTCAAAATAGCTCTCATAGCGTTCTACAGTGATCCTGTCTTATTTTTAGTCATACAGACAAGCAAAGTTGCGCCACGATAAATAGGTATATACTTACTTATAAATTTTGTATATTAAGGCGCTCGTTTCATTCCTAACATACCGTTATGCATAGTTGTTTACCTCCTCATTGCTCTTAGAATTTGTATCAAAATAACCACAAAGGAAAAACACATGACTTTGCCATACGGCGTCATTTCTGACTGCCACTACCACAAATGGGATGCGTTCTCCACGACGAACGCTGAGGGGCTTAACTCCAGACTTGAAATACAGTTGGAAGCAACGAAAGAAGCAGCCATCGCCATGAAGAAGGCCGGTTGTAAGTACATGTTGGTTGCCGGTGATACATTTCACGTCCGAGGAACTGTGTCCCCTTCTGTTTTGCATTACGTAACTGAAACGTACAAGTGGATTATCAACGAGCTTGATCTGACAGTAGTAATGCTGGCCGGTAATCACGATCTTGAAACCAACGATTCAGTATATAGCGCCAACGCAGCAGCATCGCTGAGTTCTATCGGCGTGGTAATCGTATGTGGCAAGCGCCCACACTCAATAAAAATTGGCGATGTGACTGTCCACCTGATTAGCTGGCGTAACAATCATGCGGAGCTTATCAGCGATCTGAAAGCATTACGTAAGAGCGTAGAAGGTGATAATCATGACGTTGTTATCCATACATCCATTAACAAAGCCATTCCAACAATGCCTGACGTCGGTATCGATGCGCAGGAGTTAAAGGATATCGGCTTTCGTCTCGTGCTTAGTGGGCATTACCACAACCACAAAGAGGTCATTCCTGGAGTTATCAGTGTCGGTGCACTGACTCATCAAAATTGGGGAGATGTTGGATCTCTGGCTGGCTACATGATCGTAAACCCGGACGGCAGTTTCAGTCACTACGAAACCAGTGCGCCTAAATTCATTAACCTGGAAGATGATGTTGCTGATGACCAAATTCGCGGCAACTACGTGCGTTTCCGCGCCGTAATTGAGAACGATGAAGAAGGCATTAAGTACCAGAACATCCTCAAAACAATGGGTGCAAAAGGTGTCGTGTGCAACTTCATCCGTAAGTCATCAATGATGGAAGGTACAGCCAGCACAACTGAAACCAGCAAAATCGATAGCCTGGGAGAGTCGGTATCTGCTTATTGCAAGATTGTCCACGATACTGACGGCGGATTTGATCTGAGCAAATTGGATATTTTGTGTCAGGAAATCCTCACCGAAGCGGAGAGTTCGGAGGCTGTGTGAAGCAAAGTCGTTATGGGAGCTTTCGAGACTTTGCCATCACGATGAAAAGACTTGAACGAGGCCAGACGGTGATGTTTCACAAGCCCTACCCGCCACAAGGAAATCCCGTAGCGTTTTATCTTGGAAGGTTAACAAGAAAAGGCGTATTGAGGCGCAGATCCTTCCCGGCGCATACGGAGTTCAGATTGAAAGAAGGCCAAAAGCTAACACGCGGTATCAGAGGTGTTATATGAAGTTTTTAAAGCTCCAGGTTGAGAATTTTATGGCTATCGCCAGCGCGGAGGTCGAGTTAGATCAGCGTGGTTTAGTGCTTATTCAGGGTGTTAATAGTGATGATAGTTCCGCATCAAGTAATGGCTCTGGAAAGTCAACTCTAATGAATAGCCTGATGTGGTGTCTTTATGGCGAAACAGCTCATGGTGTGAAGGGTGACGATGTGTTGTCTACCGACCATGAAAAGAACTGTCGTGTTGCAGTAACCATCGAGGATGAAGGCAAGAGATACGCAATCATTCGTCACCGTAAACACAAAGAGTTCAAAAATCGTCTTATCGTTCGTGGTGAAGATGGCGATATGACGAAAGGCAAAGATGCGCTGACGCAGGAGTTCGTCGAGCGTCTGATCGGTGCATCTAAAGAGGTTTTCATGGCTTCCATCTATGCGAGCCAAGAAGCTATGCCAGATTTACCTGGAATGTCCGACAAAAACCTCAAAACCATCGTAGAAGAAGCCGCTGGCGTTGACAGACTGACACGCGCCTACGCTATTGCTCGTGAGCGAGCTAATGCAGCTGCCGCACGTATGGATGTGGTTAAAACCAAATTGGAGTCGACAATCTCGACCATTGAGGCAACACAGTCAGAAATTGAGTCAGCGAAAGCCTCCTCTGAATCATGGGAGCAAGAGCGTTCTAAACGTTATGACGATGCCCTGGCTGGGCTGGCCAGTGCCGAAGTTGAGTTAACGGAAGTTGAACTTGAGATCCGCACTCTTCCCGAACAGATACGTGATACCGAGAAGGCAATCGAAAGTGAGCGCAAAAAGTTAGCCTCAAAAGAAGAACATGACGCCAAGTTGCTCAAAGTTCGTGGTGCGATAACTGATATTCGGGCAAGCATCAAAGCTACAGAAAATAGTCAGGCTGATGCAATGAACCGCGCGCGTAATTTTAAGACCAAAGCAGAAGAGGTTGGTACTAAAGTGGGATCACCATGCCCTACTTGTGGCAAAGCCTACTGCGAAGAAGATCTATCAACGGTGAAGGAGAGTTTCATTGAACAAGCACGTCAGGAAATTGGTCAGGCGAAGACACTTGCAGAGGCAATGGCTAAACACAAAACGAATCTTGAGAAAGCGTTAAGCATTGAGTCTGCCCTTGTTAAAACGACACCTGATGTAACGGCTATCATTGCCCGGATTGAAGAGCTTACGAAACAACTCTCATCTTTGCGTCATCGTGAGAAGGAGGTTGTTGCTATTGAGTCTCTTGTGACTCGTGCTCGTACTGAGGTCGATCGTATATCAAAAGAGATTAATCCGTTTATTGCTGTCACGAACGGTGCAATAGTGATCCACACCCAACGCCTGAAATCAGATCCAGGGGGTAATCTGCTCTCCTGATTCAGGAGAGCTTATGGTCAC